GCCCGGACCTTGGGAGGCTCGGGGAGTCCCTTCAGCGCTTCCTGCACGCTGCCAAGCATCGGTTGCAAGAGCACGTCAACCGCAGCGCCCATGGCCTTCGCCATCCCGTTGGTTTGCAGCGATTCCGCGAGCCGTTCGATACGGCCGTCTTCCTCGTGCGGGAGAACTTGGAGCGCGAACCCAGTGCTTCCAGCGATCAGAGCGCCACCCAGTTCGCTCGAGAAGAACGCCGCAAGCTTCAGCCGCGTGCTCTCGTCGTCGGTGCCAAGCTGGCGCATGAGTCCCGCAACGATCACCGTTTGCATCGACTCGGTGACCTTGTTTGCCGCGGTTAAATACGCAGCGTTTACGGCCAGTTCCTTCACTCGCTCGAGGTCCATTCGCGTCCCTTTCTTCTTTGCCTGGCGTTGTGCCAGTTCTTTTAGTTCGGTAGCAGCCACCAAACCATACACTTCCTCGCCATCCATCAGCCACTTTCCAGCAGGATCGCAGATCGCTTTGTGTACTTCGCCCGTGCTTGGGTCTGTGACGCAGACGGCGATGTGATCGTCCAGCGTCTCGATGGTTGCCTCGACGCCTTTCGACGCGAGCAGGTCAACCATTGCGTCAGCGGTCATCTTCGGCGTAACGTTGGCTATAGCCATACCAGCATTCGATAGGTACTGAGTCGTAGCCTCGCGAGCCCGGCGCTCGAAGGCTTCATGCTCTGCGCTGATCATCTTCTTTCGCTCTGCGGCAAGTGATGCCTGCATTTCGTCGGCAAGCTCGCGGAGGCTCTGCGCTCGCGCCTTGATGAGCTTTCCGGTGCTCTCGACGGTGAAGTTCATGTAGTCGATCGCCACGCCGTCCTGCGTGAGCCGAGGCTCCTCGCCAAGCTGGCGAAGGATTCCGGCGAGCAGGTTGCGGCGATCATCTGCGAGCAATTCCTCTCGCGCCAGCGCTCTCTGAGACTCTGTGCTCGTGAGTTCCAGTCTCACGCACGAGCTGACTCGCGCGGTGGTGAGATTGGTTCCCCAGCCGTCGAAGGTCCACCCGATCATCGTGCCGTAGGCGAGACGGAGTGCCTTCCCTGTCACGGGAGAGCGCACAACAACGGCTGCGCAGTCCTCGCCGAGGCTGGTGGTGATCACCTCAAAGCCAGCGTCTCGCATCTCCTGTGCGAGCCTCTGCGCTTCCTGTGGTATCCCAAGGTCAGCGCGGGCTTTGCAGAGTGTCTGGACAAGATCAAACAATTCCCCCGCCGTCTTGCCGTTGTACAGCAAGACACCGGCACCCTCGCGCACTTCGACGCGGTAGACGCCAGACACGCGTTCGACGGTCACCACGATGCGTTGGCCGTTCTTCTCGCTCGCGACTTGCCACACGCCATCCTGCTCGCTCGCGAGCCACGAGTCAGGCGTATTGCGATTCAGCATGTCACGTACGTAGTTGGTCCACACCGGTTGCGTGTTCGTTGGTTTCACGAGTGCTTTCCTTGCTGACTCAAGCATCGGCTCCTTGACCTGCTCTAGCTGTTCCATCGTCAGGCGATCGTCGTTGAGAGCGGACCATCGCCCGTCGGCCGTGGCGCATTCCAAGTACACGCCCTCCGTCCCTCGGCGCTCGCGGATCACAACCCCCGGCACAGCCTCGCGGATCAGTTCCTTGGTGCGCTCAAGGATCGACTTCGCTGGCGGTGTAACCACTTTGACCAGCGCCCTGTACGCTTCGGCCGTCGAGGCCAGTTCGCTTCCGAGGTAGTGCCACTTGCCGCCTCGCAATTCCACCGTGCTCCAGTTGAGCCCAGTGCCGATCGCTACCACGTAGATCGACTCGCCATCGACGCGAGTTTCTGCCTTGAGTCCGGCTTCTTGGAGCTTCCGCACAAGCTCACGGATAAGGCCAGCGGTCGCACTCTCTGCTTCTGCCTTCGGGTGCGTCTTGTCGTACCAATCCCGCACGATTCGCACTACCTCGTCGTCGGAGGGGCGGTCGATGCTGACGGCGTTCGCCTCGCTCCTGTCGTTCTCCCAGCACAGCAATCGCGACCGCGTTACCTCGACGTCTGGGTTGTTGTTCGTGCGTCCGACGAGGAATCCTCGTTGGTTGACCTCCCACCGAAGCCCCGGCACAGCCTCGCGCAAGCGGTCGATCAGCGGGCGGGTGTCCCGAGCTTCATAGGCGACTTGGAGCGCGGCGACTGCGTCGCCCAGTGTGATTCTGAGGTCGCCACGGTAGAGCCGGTCGTGGTGATCGTTGTAAGAAATCTCGCACGAGCCGACCTGCGCAATCCACGACGTGGCCCCTGCCTGCTTGACCTCGACAGTGACTCCAAGATTCGCGAGGGAATCCACGAGCTTTTGCAGTGTCAACGGATACTTCGGAGACGGTACGGTGGGGCTCACTTGGCACTCCAATAACTCAGGTACGGTACGGCTCCGTGTGCGGCGAATCCGTTGAGCCTGTAGTCAACCACTCCGTGCTCAATCACGGACGGTGGGCGTTCGTTGTAAAAGGTCCCGAAGTCCACAGCCCACGCGGTCGGGCCGTTAACCACGAGCACGACGGCTACCCCGCCCGATTGATCGCAGGCTTGCAGCGCTGCCCACTGGTGAGGTTCGAGCGCGTCGCATCGAAGCGTCTTGTTCTTCGTGTGCTTGACCTCGACGAGCACAGCGCGAGCGGTCCCGTCCAGCATGTAACCAGCAAAGTCACAGGGCGCTTTCGCAATCGGCCTCATCTTCCCCGGTGCTCCTCGGCATTCCGGGAACAGTCGCCACACCCTTGCGACTCCCGCGCTTTCGCATCTGGCGTTGAGTGCAGCCACAAGCTCCTCAGAGGATCGGCCGCTTGCTTGGCGCTTCGCTTGATCTACGCTGCTTCGCATCTCTCAAGAGTCTACGTCGTGACTCGAAGAGCGCGCCACTTTCTAGCGAGAGATTCGGTCGAGAACTCCCCTCGCGACTAGGCCGACGGTGTACGCGACTTGCGGGACAACCGCGTTTCCGAGCGCTTGGAGTCGCTGGCGTCTTTGCGAGCTTTTGCGCGCAACGCGCGGCGGTTCCCAATCATGCTGAGCCATTCCTCTTCCGGCAGGCCAGTCCAACCCTGCGAGAATCCCATCAGCGTCTCGACCCACGCCGGATTGAGCGCTCCCCTCGGCTGGTCGGTCAGAGCCACTCTGCCCAACAGCCCGTTCGCTTCGACGTTCGCATCCCTGCAGTCGCCGTCCTTCCAATCCCTGCTCGTGGGTGTGGGCCAGTTAACCGCCGTCGCCAGACCGTCCCCGCTCGTCGCACTCAGCCCCTTGCGGTTGTAGTTCCCGCACCGCGTCGGAGTCGGCCTGGCCGACTCTCCAAGCGACGACGAACAATCGCGCCCGCTTGTGCGGCGCACCAACGTCGGAAGCTCGTAGAGGAAACCACAGCGCATCGTACCCGCTTTCGGCAAGGCCAGAGAGCACCCTGTCGAGTCCTCGAGTACGGAGCGCTGCGACGTTTTCAATGACAACGAGCCTGGGTCGAAGCTCGCGAACGACGCGGAGACATTGGTACCAAAGGCCGCTTCGAGCACCCTCGAGGCCAGCTCCTTTGCCAGCGTAGCTGAGGTCTTGGCAGGGGAATCCCCCACAGATAACGTCAACGGGCTCGAGGTTGTGGGCTCCGACCGCTCGAACGTCGTCGTATCTAGTTGCAGTTGGCCAGTGTTTTTGCAGGACATTGCGACACCACTCGTCTTTCTCTACTTGCCAAACCGTTTGGCCGAGCCCCGCCCATTCAAGGCCAAGGTCGAGGCCGCCAATACCGCTGAAGAGCGATCCGATGCGCTCAGAACGCCTCATCTTGTGGCTCCTGGTACGCCGGCACAACGGGCGCGTTTCGATACTGTCGCGGCTCGCTCGTCTCTTCGAGGTCACTGAACCGCGTGCGGCTTGCGTCGAATGCAACTCGCACCGGGCCCGTCTCGCCACCTCGTTGCTTCGCAAAGAGCACTTCTGCTACGCCCTTGTCGCGAGAGTCTTTGTTGTAGACCTCGTCGCGGTAGATGAACACCACAGCGTCGGCGTCCTGCTCGATGGCTCCCGACTCACGAAGGTCCGAGAGCATCGGGCGTTTGTCCGAGCGTTCCTCGCACTTGCGGTTGAGCTGTGCCAGTTGCATAACTGTGCATCCCAATTGCTTGCTCAGTGCCTTGCTCGCGCGGCTGATCTCGGCTACCTCCTGCTCGCGGCTGCTGTCGGAGCGATCAAGGGAAGCGCGGACCAATTGCAGATAGTCAACGACCACGAGGGCAAGGTCGGAGCGCATCGCCTTGGTGGCAATCGCGCGGGATCGTAGCTGCCAAAGCGAGAGCGACTCGGTATCGTCGATGAGAATCGGCAGTTGTGAGATGCCGTTGATCGCTTCGGAGAGCTTCGTCATGTCCGACTGATTGAGCGCAGCCTGACGGATCGCCTTGCTATTGACGCCCGAGAGCGAGCACGCCAGCCGTTCGATCCATTCGAGCCGGCTCATCTCGAGGGAGAACACCAGCACGCTCGCGCCTTGCCTCGCCACGCTCATGGCAATGTGACCAGCCAACGCGCTCTTTCCCGTGCCCGGACGGCCAGCAAGAATCCAGAGCTTCCCCGGCTCCAAGCGGGCGAATTGGTCAACGTCTCGGAGCCCGGTCGATAGCCCCGCGACTTGCCCTCGCGCTAGGCGCGCTTCGAGGTCATACCAGTATTCTTCTGCGAGCTTGTCGATAGCAACCGGGCCAGTTTGCTTTGACTCGGTGGTCGCTCGCAGAATCTCCGACTGCGAGAACTGCGCTAGCTCTTCAGACGTGACGCTCTTGTCACTTGCAGCACTCACGATCCTTCGAGCTGCCTGCTCGCACCTTCGCCCAAGGGCAATCTGTGCCAGCCTCTTGGCGATGCCCTCGACGGCTTCAGCCCGACCTGGCGCATAGGCCGAATAGGACTCGATCTCCATGGCTGGCATTGGCTGCACGCCACGGGTGCTACAATCGACCAAAAGCCTCTCGGCGAGGGTAAGGCTATCCGGCGTGATTCCAGCGTCCCACGAGGCCAATAGGTGCCGCCAAAGGGCAGCGCGTCCTGGGTCCGAAAACCCATCCTCGGGAAGCGCCAGCCGAGCGGCATGCCTCGACTCCGGCCACTGAAGAACGCCACCAAGCAGGGCGAGTTCTAGTGTGGAATCTTCGCGGCAAGAGCTAGCGAGCACGGTAACCGCCTGCGTTTTTGCTCCAATCGAGCGCGTCCTTTAGGCATTGCCTCATAAAAGCACCGTCCTTTGAGAGCAGAAGGCTCCACGATGGTTTCAAGTTGTCTCGTCGCGCTTTGAATCCAGGACCGCTTGGAGCGATCCAGTCAGCAAGGGCGCGCCATCCGGTGTGGTCAACGCCATGGTTCTCTTTGAGGTCACGAGCGACCATCCCGAGCTGGTACAGTTGCCCGTGGGTCAGGTCGAGCTTGGTCAGCACTCCGCCGCTGTACCGCTCGAGGATCGTCGAGACCTTGCCGCCAAGGACGATCTCTTGAGCCGGCTCCGGCTTCGACTCTTCCTCCCTTGGTGGTGTCTCTTGGGTGTGTGTGTGCTCTTCGGTCTGGGGTTCCGGCGTTGCCTCGGGCGATGGCAAAACGGTGGCTCCCTCAGAACACACACTCTTTGGGTCGGATAGGGGAACGGGTACGGGTACGGGGCTATCGTTGCCATTAGCAAGTGCCATAGCCATTTTGCCATTTTTGCTATCGTTGCCATCGGCTTTGGCGGCCCATCGTTTGGCAGCGCCGAGCTTCCCGGCCTCGCTCCTGCTGAGGCGAACGCTAGTCTTTTCGGCTACTTGCCTCGACTTGGTGGGGTTGTACTCTGCCCAGTCGTGGAACTGGTAGCCCTCCTCAGTGCGCTCCCACAGCCCTACCTCGACGAGCTTGTCAGCCAATAGCAAAGGCTCGATGCCATATGGCAAACCGGAGTTGCTACATAGCAAAGCTATCGTTGCCATTGGCAGTTTGCCATCGGTGCCATAGCAAGAGCTATAGCTCTGAGCCATGACCCACAGACCCATCGCTGCTATGCCAGCAGCCAGCACCTTTGGGTGCGCGAAGAGCTTATCGTCTACCTTCGACCAGGCCATGGTACCTCACTCCCCCGGATAGAAGAACGCCACGTCATCAAAGACGGGGTCGTAGCAAGCCAGTCCCAAATCGAACAGCTCATCAGCAATCTCGAAGAGCTTTGCCTCTGCGATCCCTCGGGCGGTCGCCCACCTGCGGAGCTTGACCACGTCGTGCCACCTGCGTGGCTGTTGCGTCGGAGAGTAGACAGACAGGTAAAAGCGCCTCGTCTCTGGGGAGAGCGCAAGTACGACCGGATGGGTCGGAAGATACTCCCGACGAAGCTCGTCCAGATCACTGCCCGTCACGATAGACGATCTCCTCGCAGGAGACTGCGAGCGCGTGCGCGAGGCGTAGCAGCGTGTCGGATCGAGGGCGCGTCCCGTGCTCGATTTGAGAGACGGTGCGCTGCGTTGTGTGAGCCATCGCTGCGACTTGCGCCTGTGTCAGTTTGCGCGAAGTGCGGATTGCTCGAAGACCTTTTGGTTGCTCCATACTTGGCACTCTACTACCGTTTGTTTGTTAGGACAATTCTTCTACAGAGTTGCGTAGGTCGCGAAGGTCTCTCAGCACTTGCCCTCTGCTACAGTCGAGCTGGCGAGCCAGGGCCTCGGGATCGACAACGCCCGGTGCTGGTAGCTGCCCACCAAGGGCTTCGAGCAGCCTTGCTAGACGCCAGCGACGGGAGCCGGGGCGAGGGGAAGGGCAGGTCATCGAGAGCGGCGGGCGAGGTAGCGCGCTGTGATTTCAGCGACGCGCGCATGCCCGATGTACAGAATGGGCCACGGACCACTGGCCCTACCAAACGCCCGCCACGAGTTCGGAAAGCGTCGCCAGTTCGTTATGCCGTGGTGAGTCGTGAGCGCTTCGACGATCTGCTCGTCCGTCGGTTCGCTCGGAGGCGGTAGTGTCGGGGCTGTGGCTACAGCACAGCGTTCGCTGAGGAGCCCGCCATCGCATGCGGTGCCGAGGATCAAGACTCTACCTCGTCGCTCGCGAGGTCAGACTTGCCAGCGAACTCGAAAGTACGCTGCTTTTCGCTCGGCCCGTTGACTGCTTCGATTGCAGCCTCGGTCACATTCTTGACCGCTTGCCGGTAGTAGCTTGGCTTCAGCTCGATCCCGATGCCTCGACGGCCCAATCGAACCGCGCCGTATGCTTCCGAGCCCACGCCAAGGAACGGAGTCAAGACCGTCTCGTTTGGATTGCTCCAAAGCTGAACCGTGCGCTCGATCACGTCGAGCTGAAGCGGGTGAACGTGCTTCTCGTCTTCTTTGTCCCGAGCCTCGCGGTAAGGAAGCACGCGGTCGATGCGGATGTCATCCCAGAATGCACTCGCGTACTGTCGCCAGATCCAGTGCGAGTATCGGTTCTCGGTCTGCTTGCCGGTCCAGCCTTTGTACTTGCGAAGTTCCGCAGGCATCTCGCGCTCGCCGTGGTATTCGTAGAGGCCAGTCGGGTGAGCAATCGGGATGGTGTTCTCGCCCTTGCGCCGGAACAACAGCAGGTAGTCCGCGCTGGCGACCGAGCACTTCGAGGAATCATCCACGATGGTCTTATGAGCAAGATTCTTTGCCATTGTGCGGTTGCGCACCGCGAGTGGTTCTTTCCAGATGTGATACCTTCCGGTGTAGCGGAAGCCCAGCCGCTCGTGCTGGCGGATGATGTCGCCGGGGAAGTCGATCAAGTGATCGCAGCCCGAATTGCTGGAGGGAACATCCATACAATGAACGGCTGTCATGCGGCCTGGCTTCGTGACTCTGACCAATTCGCTCACAACGAAGTCGTAGTGCTTGAAGAACTCCTCGTAGCTTCGCGCGTTTGAGAGGTCGCGCTCGCTGCTACTGTAGTGATATAGACCCGCAAACGGCGGCGAATACACCGAGAGGTGAACGCTCTCGCTCGGGATGGATTGCAGCACTTCGCAGCAATCGCCGTTGTAGAGAGCAAAACGATCAGTGATAGCTTGGTCAATTACAGCCACGACGGCACCTTCTCCTGTTGAGTCCCATACTTCGAGCGGTCGATACGCATTCCCTCGCGCATGTGTGTCACGAGTTCGTCAAACATCTTGTCGGCCTGCTTGCTCTTTCTCTGGCGATTCGCCAGCACTTCCGTCTCTCCGTCGCTGACAACGTTCTCAACAACGACTGGTTGCGTCTGTCCAAAACGCCAGCAGCGGCGAACGCCTTGGTAGTATTGTTCGTAACTGTATCCAGCAAACACTGTCATGTGAGCGCAGTGCTGCCAGTTCAATCCCCACGCTCCGATAACGGGTTTGATAACGAGAACACGAGTTTCCCCGCGCTCGAAGGCTGCAAACTTCTCCTCTTTCTCCTCGTCCGAGTCTGTGCCAGATACTTGCACCGCACCGGGGATTAGCTTCTCGAGTAGTGCAGCCTCGTCGTTTAGGTTGCACCAAGCAATGCCAGCCTTACCCGTGCCCGCGAGCAACGACGCTGCCTTCTCGCAACGCTCTTTGATCGTTCTGCGACGCTCCTCGCGTTGCTCTGTCAGCCCGTGCGCGGGCAGTGCGAACAGGTAGCCGTCGCGGGCTTTAAGGCTCTTTACGACCTGCTCTCGTTCGATCAACGGCGGGAGCTTGAAGCGCTCATCTTCCGCGAACCCGAGGTCACTAGGCTTCCGCAAGGCGCGAGCCCACGAGCACACCCAACGCCAGAAGTCACGCTCGCCGTGTGCTTTGAAGCGCCAACCCGGAGCCCCGCCGCCATGGTTTACCCACTTCCTGTTAGTGTCAGAAGTGTTTTGCTCGTTCTTGAAGAAGCGGTTGAGCATATCCATGTGCCCAAGGTGACCTAGCGCCTCGCTCGAGGTCCCGAGTTCGATGAAGTCGTTGGGCGCTGCGGTGGCAGTGCTCAGCAAACGGTAGGGCAACTGACGCATGAATTCGGTGATTGCTGCCTTCGTCGTGCCGTCAAACGACTTCAGAATCGAACTCTCGTCGCACGCGCAGCCTGCGAAGTCTGCGGCGTTGTAGTGATGGAGCCGCTCGTAGTTGGTAACGTAGATCGCAGGCTTGTAGACGTGCTTCGTGCGCTCCAATTCGATCCCAAACTTCTCACCTTCCTTCACGAACTGCGCGGCAACCGCGAGCGGCGTGAGCAAGAGAACGGGCTTATTCGTTTGCCTGACTACCTGCTCGCACCAAGCCAACTGCATCGCGCTCTTGCCAAGCCCGCAGTCTGCAAAGATCGCAGCGCGTCCTTGACGGAGCGCCCAATCAACAACCGAGGCTTGAAAGTCGAACAAGAACGGCGGCAGATTCTTCGGCGCGAACCCGCTCGCATCCGCCAACTGCGCTTTGCTGTCCAAGAACTTTTCGTAGCAACTCACTTGTCACGCTCCTCTCTTTGAAGCGCAGCAGCGACGCGCGACGGAATTTGCTTGCCATC